CCCAAGGTCGAATGTTGTATCATCCATTTGAATATCAACGCAGGCTAATTCACACTTATCATAATTATCGATACAGCATTAGTTTAATGCCTCGACAAACTGGTAAGTCAACATCAGCCGCAGGCTATCTACTCTGGTACGCAATGTTTGTACCTGATTCAACCATATTAGTTGCGGCACACAAATACACAGGCGCACAAGAGATCATGCAACGTGTGAGGTACGCCTATGAATCAGTACCTGATCATATTCGTGCTGGTGTCACCAGCTACAACAAAGGTAGTTTGGAATTTGACAACGGCTCACGTATAGTGTCGGCAACAACCACAGAAAATACCGGTCGTGGTATGAGTATATCATTACTATACGCAGACGAATTTGCATTTGTTCGACCCACAATTGCCACAGAGTTTTGGACTTCTATCAGTCCCACACTGGCCACTGGTGGTAAAGCAATTATCACAAGTACTCCCAACAGTGACGAAGACCAGTTTGCTCTGTTATGGAAAGGCGCCAATCGTTGTGAAGACGAATTTGGTAATCCTACTGAAATTGGTGTCAATGGCTTCAAAGCCTATCGTAGCTTCTGGAATGAGCATCCTGACCGTGACGAATCTTGGGCAACACAACAACGTGCGGCCTTAGGGTCAGATCGTTTCCGACGTGAAATGGATTGTGAATTCATCATCAATGATGAAACGCTGATTGCCCCAACCACATTAATTGACTTACAAGGTGTAGACCCAGTTTATAAAACTGGTGAAGTCAGATGGTATCAACGAATAGATCCTGAAAAAATCTATGTTGTTGCACTTGATCCTAGTCTGGGCACCGGCGGTGATCCAGCGGCAATTCAGATATTTGATGCAAACTCTACACTACAGGTTGGAGAGTGGAGACATAATAAAACTGACATTCCTGGACAGGTTAGAATACTAGCTGATATTATTCGACACATTAACGAAACTGTGCGAGATCCAAAAAGTATATATTTTTCAGTAGAAAATAACACCATTGGAGAAGCCGCACTAATTTCTATTGCTGAATACGGAGAAGAAAACATACAAGGCTATTTCCTTAGTGAACCTGGAGTTAGTGTTAGTCGTAGATTCCGTAAAGGATTTAACACAACCAACAAGTCAAAGCTATCTGCTTGCGCCAAGTTAAAACATCTGGTTGAATCAAAGCGCATGAAAATCAACAGTAAAAGCCTGATCAGCGAACTTAAAAACTTTGTTGCGTCGGGCGCAAGCTATGCGGCAAAACTGGGAGAAACAGACGATCTAGTGATGTCAACCTTGCTGGTGGTTAGAATGATGCAGTTATTGCAGAGTTATCACCAGAATCTTGATGATCAAATGCGCGATCACCAGGACGTGGTAATCGAACCGCTGCCGTTTGTTATGACAATGATGTAATAAATATAAGATATGAATCAGAATACGCCAGCTACAGAACTTAACGACTTACTAGTCACACGCAACCTTGATCCTGAATTACTGGATAATTCAGGCAAGCCTGTTTCTGACCCTAATCAAACAGAGATCTTTAGCTTTGATTGGAAAACAGAAAATAAAAACTACGGAACTGTGGTTGTTTTACTAGGCCCTAACAATACACTACAGGTGTTTTTTGGGGACAATGTTGGCCGCACCATGGAAGGTGATGATAAATCTGATTGGTACAAGTTCCTAGAACAGCTTAAAAATTTTGCAACTAGAAATTTATTAAGTTTTGAGTTGAACAATCTAAGCAGATTAAAGTACACCATGCAAGGTATGGCAGCCATCAAAGAAGGCTTGTTTGAAGGCTACTACGGTAAAAAGAACATAAGCTACAGTGACCAGCCTATGGAAGCACGACTAATGATCAAGCACAGCCGTGACATTGCAGAAGGCGAAGCACGATTCCGGGCCATTGAAAGTTTGTTTGTGGAAACAGCAGATGGCAGTCGATACAAGTTGCCACATAAGAATCTCATGTGCGGCAAGGTCATGGCCAGACATTGTTCCGAAGGCGGCCATCCTTACGATGCACTTGGACAGCACATCAACGGCATGGTAGTAGAACTAAACACTTTAGGTAGATTTATTCGTGCCGCACGACACAAAAACCTAAACAATGATGCCATTGGTATGGTTGAGTCGGCAGTAAGACATTATACTGAACTCAAGAACAAAGCCAAACACATGATCAGCCGTCGTGGATATTTAGAAACACGTGACACATTTGACCCTGCTGAAATTAGCGAAAAAGATCATGCAGTAGAATCCATACGTGACCTGTTTGTTGAACAATCAATAGACCAGCGCATAGAAGAAGCGTTACCAATTCTGGCAAAATTAGCCAATAAGGAAGATAAAATGAAAGAAGTAGATCAATTTGAATCATGGGCCGACAACGTCATGGAGGGCACCTGGGCATTACCTGACACGCCTGAATCAGACGCAAAACTTAAAGAATTAATGAGTAAGCCGTTGATTGTGGGTGCTGATGCAACCAATGCAACAGAACAATTGTATGACCTAGTTGGTGATGACATCTTGTTTGATCGTTTGAATGACCTAGCTGACCGAGACCCCAATGCTGACTGCTGGGAAGATCCCGAAGTTATCAATCGTCTAGGTGAGCTTGGTATTGATATTACCGCTACAGTGGGTCCAGACTCTGGTGAACAAGGTGTGGCGGAAGGAACCAGACAAGGTATCATGCTCAACGGTAAAGAAGTTGACATGCGTAGCTTAGAAATTGAAAACGTTGATTCTAGAGACTATCCAGATTTTAGTGATGCATATATTGGCCGTGCTTCATTTACTGACGGAACAGATCTAAGTGATCAAGAAATGGACCAACTAAACGACGAGCATGGCGATCTTGTACATGAGTTGGCCTACGACAGTTTGCATGAATCAGATCTTGGCGAAGACATTGACACCGATGGCGTAATGATGACCAAGTCCAGCAACATGAGCAGTGAAAGCGTTGAACGTATGCGTCAGTTGTCAGGATTAAACGAAGGTTGGAAAGGCGAACTTGCAGGCGGAACAGCCGGCGGTGTCAGCGGAACAGTTGCTGGATCAGCACTGGGTGCATTAGCAGGTGGACCAGTTGGCGCCGCAATTGGTGGTGTAATTGGCGGTGCCGCTGGCGGAACAGCTGGACAAATGGCCGGTAGAGAACTAAGCAAAGAAAACAAACTGTCAGAAGCACAGCTTGATGAGATTGCTCCTATTGTTCCTGCATTGGCCGCAGGTGCAAGAATGTTGCTACCAATACTGTCTCGTGTTGGCCCGGCACTGGGTCGTATGGCATCCAAAACAGGCAAAGCTGGTGCTGATGTTGCTGGAAAAGCAGCCACAGGAGTTGGTAAAGGTGCTGTGGAAGTTGGTAAATCAGCCGCACAAGCAACAGCTCAAAATGCCGGCAAGGTTGGTGTTGGCGCCGGCATATATTCCATAGCAGATGAAATTGCTAAATCCATTCCACAAGGAATGAACAAAGTTTATACAGATGCAAAAGATGCTGCCAGCGCATTAACCAGTATTGTTGGCAATGCAGTTGACAGTAAAACTATTGGTGAGCTAGCAATGGCCGCCGCCAAGTATGCAATACCATTAGGTTTGCTATTGGCTGTACTGTACGGTGGCAAGAAACTTATTGATCAGGTAATGAGCGAAGGTGCCGATGACACCAATATGGGTGCTCTTGGCAAAATGGTTGGCTCGGGCACTCCAAACCCAAGTGACTTTGTACAAGGATTTAAGAAAACATTTGAAGAATCAACATCACTACAAGGCCAATACGGACACTCTGGTAAACTACAGAAGTTTGATGATATGGAGCAAGATGTTCTAAGCCGATTGCGTCAACTGTCTGGCATGATGAAATCATAAAATAGTTATTAGAGCAAATGCGTCATAAATATCATTGACGCTGACACTAAAAGCGTGTACACTACAACAGTGACACGCTTTTTTATTAGCATCACAGGCAACTTAGAAAACATTTTATAACACTTAGAAAGGCAACTTAAAATGGCATCATTATCAGAAATCCGCGCACGTCTCTCAGCCGCAGAGTCAAACAAAGGCGGTCAATCATCAGGCGGCGACAACGCAATCTACCCACACTGGAACATGGACGAAGGAGCAAATGCTACTATTCGATTCTTACCAGACGCAAACTCTAAAAACACATTCTTCTGGGCCGAACGAGCCATGATTCGACTGCCATTCAATGGCATCAAAGGAGAAATGGATTCTAAACAGGTCATGGTACAAGTGCCCTGTGTTGAGATGTGGGGCGACGCTTGCCCAATCCTGGCAGAAGTACGCACATGGTTCAAGGACAAGAGCCTTGAAGACATGGGTCGTAAGTACTGGAAAAAACGCAGTTACATTTTCCAAGGCTTTGTTCGTGAGAACCCAATTGGTGACGACAAGACACCAGAAAATCCTATCCGTAGATTTATCATTGGTCCTCAAATCTTTAACATTATTAAAGGTGCATTGATGGATCCTGAACTAGAAGAAATCCCAACAGATTTAATGCGTGGCCTAGACTTCCGTGTTAGTAAAACCAGCAAAGGCGGTTACGCTGACTACAGTACGTCTAAGTGGGCACGTAAAGAATCTGCACTGACAGAAGCAGAACAAACTGCCCTTGAATCACACGGATTGTTTGATCTTGCCAGCTTTTTACCCAAGAAGCCTGGTGAAGTTGAATTGAAAGTAATGAAGGAAATGTTTGAAGCAAGTGTAGATGGCAAGCCATACGATCTCGAACGTTGGGGTCAATACTTCCGTCCAGCAGGTGTACAAGCACCTGCAGGTAGTTCTACTGAAGTCGATGAGGATACACCTGCTCCGGTAGCAAAGGCAGCACCTGCTCCAGCACCTACTGCTGGTTCATCTCCGTTTGACGACGAAGACACACCGATTGCCACAGCACCTGTTGCTAAACCTGCAGGCGGACAAAATGCACAAGACATTTTGGCAATGATTCGCTCACGTCAACAAAAGTAATAAATTCTCATAATGAGGGGCAATTTATCAATTGGTTGCACTGATACATCGTGTATCCCCCTAGTTAGTAAATTATTTGAGCTTGGATATAGACCTGAAGAAATTCAGGTCTATCATCCGCCTAATCAGTTGCTGTTAACAAAATTTTGTGACCAATTGTTAATACAGCACACATCAATTTCAGATAACAACGACTTTAATAAGTATGTTACACAATCTGCAGAGTTGATGTTAAACATCAGTGGTATTCCTTTTTTAATATCTGAAGATAATATTAAAAAATTTCCAAATGGCATTATAAATTTACATACAGGGTTGCTTGAAGAATATCGAGGACGATGGATGTCAAGCTGGGCATTAATTAACAATGAAAAATTTACCGGCTATACCTGGCACTATGTTAACAGTCAATTTGATGCTGGCAATATTATATTTCAACAGAAATTTTTAATCTCCAAACAAGACACAGCATTTAGTTTAAATTTTAAAATACTAAACCATGCAATTGAATCAATTGAGCATGTATTAACAAAGAATTTAGGAACACCTCCAACAAAACTTGGACGTTATTATAATAAAGAAAAACCATTTAACGGAATTATACAGGATGGTTGGTCCAACAATCAAATTAACCAATTTATTAAAGCAATGTACTATCCTCCGTATGAGCCAGCTATATTTTTAAAAAATAATGTTAAACATTATGTAAATACCTTTGATGAATACAAAAATATATGATATCATTGCCCCCTCGTGTTTATGATAAAATATTACAAGACCCAAGTTGGGTACCTGATAAATTTTTATTCAACGACCACATGGGCGGATTTGATATTAATTTGCAAAATAAAATCCTAAAAAGATTAAATGATTTTGCCAGTCAAGAGAATAAGATTTTTGACATCACAGTCCATCAAATTTTTACCAACAACATAACATCAACGTACCCAAATCTTAAAATTACATTTTCAATAGAAAATCAGGAAAGAATTAATACTGGTCATTTTTATAATTATAATATGCATCCGGAACTGAATTATAAAAATTTTGTTTGTAGTTTTAATGGATCACCACACGTTGGTAGAACATTACTAGTTTCAATACTAGATAAATTTAAATGGTTTACTCCTGAGTATTGCAGTAAGAATTTTCAATTTACATCTGACAACATTGATGGGAACTTATTGGATTATCTAACTCCTGACCAAGCTCGTGTTAGTGGTAAATTTTTTGTAAACAACAGTAATTTTCAAGAAACCGTATATAGTTTTGGACACGTTAGATTTGCTCATGCAGACAACATATATAATCTTGAAAGTAAATTAACACAAAGTTTTTTACATATAGTAAGCGAAACCTTGGCCACAAGTTATTATCCATTTGTAACAGAAAAATTTTTATACAGCGTAGTAACCAGAGGATTGTTCTTGACATACGCACAACCTGGCTGGCATGATTATGTGGAAAAATACTATGGATTCAAAAAATACACTAAATTATTTGATTATCAATTTGACACAATTCAGAATCCAGTTATTAGATTACTAGAACTAGCATCAATGATATCAAAGTTTAGTTTATTGTCAGTAGAGGATTGGCAAGATTTATATCTATTAGAGCATGATACCATTGAGTATAATTACGATCACTATTTCAGCAAGAATTATTTAAAAGTATTTCATGATCAAATCTGAGCCACACAATTTTGTAATTATAAGATATCCTGCATTTACCGGCGGGAATTTTATTTGCAATTCTTTAACTCTAAGTCGTCACACGTTGGTTAAAAATCCTAATTTCAATAAACATTTACTAAGGTACCCTGATGATTATGAGTACAGATTAAACGCAGTACTTACAACATTGCCTCCAAACAAGAGTGAAATGTTAAAGTGGGTGCCTAGATATCCCCAGGATGGATACGAGTGGAAAAATAGTGATTTATTCTGCAGGCAAGATATAACAGATTGGTCTCTTAGAGGGCAACGATCAATCACTGGTGATTTTATATGGGAACAGTTGAACAGCGGGCTTGATTTATTTTTGACATTTCATCCTTATCAATTGAATCCTAGCAAAAAAGTTTTAACTGCTTGGCCAAACGCTCGAATTATTAATTTAGTAAATTTTGAAAAATTTTGGGCTATTGCATCAGCATTAAAACAAACCGTTGGAGATCGTGTGTTAGGATACGGATACAACGAATCAAAAGAAAAATATGCAATTCTTGCCAGTGAAAATTGGCCAAGCTGGAAAGAATTTGAACGTTCAGGATTTGATATAAAGAAATTTTCAAATTTGCCTGATAACATTCGAGAAGAAATAACAGAATTTTATCCACTACATACAAATAAAATTTTATCATTTGACATTGATAATAATATTTTTGTCAAAGAAAACTATCTTAATGCAATGAAAGAATTGTATTTAAAAATGGGCTACGATGATTTTAACTCTGACATAGTCTCTGCGTTTTGGCAAAAATACATACAATTACACATTGACATTTGACTTAATTTTTAGTATAATTAACTTTACATTTTTAGGAAAACATAATGGCAAAACCATTTGACGTAAGCAAGTTCCGTAAGGAAATCACAAAAAGCATTGACGGCCTTTCAATTGGCTTCAATGATCCCACAGATTGGATCAGCACAGGCAACTATGCCTTAAACTATCTTATCTCTGGTGACTTCAACCGCGGCATTCCGCTGGGCAAGGTAACAGTATTTGCTGGCGACTCGGGTGCAGGCAAGAGTTATATCTGTTCGGGCAACATTGTCAAGAACGCACAAGAACAA